GTACTTCATATTCGAATATATAAGACTTATTGGTAATCAAATCATATATAGCAACACCAATTACAAAATGCATTTTCTGCTTATGTTTGTACTGTTTAATCCATATACATACAATATGCGTACTGGATTGAAACGACGTCGTATCCTCGGGTATATAAGTACCTGGTGAATAGACACCCTCTAATTTACGTATTTTCTTCTGTTTTGTATTCGTCGATTGGTCATCTGCTTCTACGTAAAGTACAATCGTGTATTGATTTTCCAATAAGATTCCCTTGTATTTTTCCAATTGATAAGGAGCCACTGGAATACCCGCCATATAAACGGGATATTTGTTTTGATACGTCATTTTTTTAGCGGTAAATTTAAGATCGCATACGTCTGCAAATTCTTCTACTATACTTCCTTGTATAATATCATGATCGGGATGCTTGTAACCATAGACTTCGTAGAATTTCCCAATCTGGTATAAAACAATAGTTTTGTCTCCATACTTCTCTTGGTACAAAGAAGTTAGACGCATATATTCATCCAATACTTTTTCATCAATATTTGGTTCTTGTTGTGCATGATTACGAATATCCATAGAATATGTTTCTAATTTGTTTTTTCTATTTTCTCTCGAATTATAATTTAATACTAGTTTTTAATCTTACAATATAAGATCTGATCAGTTTATGTATATTTCATATTTATATTTTCCTTTTTGATTTAGAAAATGATATTCGAGAGAAGAAAAGTTTGTATGTTAATCTATATACCAAAAAAACAAAAAAAAGTAAAATTGAAAAAAAGTTTAAAGGCAAATTGTACCATAATAACATAACCTATATTGTACAATATCGACTAACAAACTATTCGAATCTATAGTCAAATCAAATATCCAAAGAATCTTTATTACATTATAGATTATTTAACGAACTATACCAAAAGAATGACAGTCCAAAATCGTCCTCGTATTATTACATTAGAAGGAAATATAGGAGCAGGAAAATCGACATTTTTAGAGAAACTGAAAATGAGATATGCTTCCCGTACAGACGTATTATTTTTACAAGAACCAGTTGATACTTGGACTAAAATACAACAAGATGGTAAGACATTATTGGAATTGTTTTATGAAAATCAAAAAAAATATAGTTTTCCGTTTCAAATATTAGCTTATCATACACGATTCGAACTGTTAAAAAACGCGATTGATCTGGCGGTAGAAAATGGTAATCAAATTAAGACTATTGTCATGGAGAGATCATTGGAAGCAGATCGCAATATATTTGCTAAGATGTTATTTGACGACGGGAATATTGAATCATGTATGTATGATATTTATTGTAAAATGAGCGATTATGGTTTGTACAATTATTCCGCGGATGCAATTTGGTGGATCGATACAGATCCAGATGAATGTTTAAATAGAATAGCAAAACGAGGTAGAACTGGCGAAGATAAAATACCTTTAGATTATTTAGAAAAATGTCATCGTTATCATGAACAATGGTTACAAGGTAATATAAAAGTAATATGTGTAAAAGATCCTGATACAGTAGAACTACTATAATCATAATAGCGTAAAAATAATTCATTTCATTTAATCTATAAAAGCATAAACGAAATACGAAGAGATAATAGAAAAAAATGTTATAAAAACATTTTTTTAACAAATATATACACAAATACACACGATTAATTTCTCCAATTTTTACCACAATCTAAACAAGTAATGAATATCGTAGCCGGTTCATCTGCACTACGAGTTTGCATTTCATAATATGTACATTTTTTTGATTTACATTTTCTACATTGGAACATATCAGTAGAAGCCTCAATATTGGTCGAAAATCGTGATCGATCGCGTTTTATTTTCATTTCAATCATATCTTTCCATATACTCGGATTCATTTCTTGATGCGTTAAATGAGTCAATTGAGTTGCGGGTATTTGATTGGTTTTAATATGCTCTTTCAATTCATTATTTGTATTTATATTGTACAATATTGATTTCAAACGCGCACTATATATATCACAAAATTGAGGATTATCCCATTTTTTAATAATTTGCCTATAATTGGCTTCTTGTATTGAATAATTATATATACTAACTTCAATATTTTTACCTAATTTTTCATCATTAAATATTGTTGAAAAGTGGTTACCAATTTTAGTTCGGAAAATAGATGGTTTTGATTCTGTAAATAAAGTACCAATCATTGTTGTAGAATAATATAATACGGCTTTTTTAATATATTGAATAGAATACTATTTATTTAGATTTTTCAATTTTACTTTTTATTTATTTTTTCTTGATTAGTCGAAATAGTTATCTTCGGATAATTCCGATTCATACTCAAAATCACCGTCTTCTTCCTCTTCTTCGTCATCATCTACTATAAATCCATCTTTTTTGTACCCTTGTTTTGTCAACATTTCGGGATCGACTTCTTCTTCCTCCTCTTCTTCATCATCCTCTTCGTCATCCGCAAGGTTTTCAAAACCACCGTACAAATGATCATAAACAGTTTTCCATTCATCAACACGTAAATCACGGGGTTCATTATTATTAGTAGTATGGACAAGAACTACTGTACCAAAACAAAGGGTTGTATCAACCGGTGGTGGAAATTCATATTGATTCTCTTTACCGTTATTTCCACTGGTTTTACCGTACATACGGATCTTTTCATAGACCTTATCATTTACAGTAATGTCTTTCCATTCGGTTTGAACGATAAATCCATCGCTTTTTTTAAACCCGGCTTTCTTGTACAATTCTTCTTCGTCGTAACTTTTAACCTTCTTTTCAACAACTGAACTATTCTTGTTAATTAGTACAATATATGTCATCTTTTTTAGTGTGTATAAGTGCGCTTTTGTTACTGATTGATCGATCGAGTTAAAATAATTATTTGGATTGCGTTTAAGTTAATTTCAAAAATTGTATTTCTAATACTATAAAGAGTTAGTAACAATGAATTTTATTTTTCAATTTTTGTTTATTTTAGCAATTATAATAGGGGGTCATTATCTGTATGAATATGTCAAAAACAAAAATACGCAAAAAATAAGCAAAAATATATATCATGCGCAAGTAGAAAAGTACAAGAATATAGTCGAAGAAATAGAACAAGAACACATGAACAAACAAAATATGGAAGATGACCTCATGAACTACGTCGAAAATGAATTATTGGTGTAAGTACTCATTATTTATTCAAAATTGAAAAAAATGAATTTTCAATAAACATATAAATACAACCACTGTATAAATACAAATAACTAAGCTATAAACCATATTTATCTAGATATAGATTCTCCCGATGATTATACATACAGGTGATACTAGTTCTATTAGTTCTATTAGTTTAAGTGAAGGAGAACTTGATTATCTACCATCTATAACAAAAGTATCAATCAGTACCGAAACCAATAAAGACTTGTTGTACGATTTTCCAACTTATATAAAACCTTTTTATGAAATACCTGTTCATAAAAAGTCTAATTTCGATGAATACGATTTAGCAATGGCGGTACCAATAGGTAAGCGGGCATATTTATGGTTTCGTTATATTAATTATGAACCAACTGCATGTGTCGTGGAAGTAGGACGAAACCGCGAATTACAAGATCATATCCATTTTATTGTTAATTTCCGGTTTCCCGAATCATTTGCACTTGGTACAATATTATCCGGTTATTGGATTGATGGTGAGGAAGATTGTCCAAAACGGCGTTATTTTGTTACAGATGAAATACACCAATTTGAAGGTCATTGTTTTGGAAATCCATTCCCTGTACCTTTGATGAAAAAATTTGAAGCTTACTGCGAATTTTATCAAAAAATGTCTTCTAAACAAAATGGTCTTGTACAAGAAATATGCAGCGTTCATAGCACAATTATGTGGAGTATTTGTGGAAAATTATGGAAAGAAAGCAAACAAGAGTTGGTCTTACCAAGTGAATGGCTAGATAATATGGGTTATCAACTAAAACATATTCAATTACGATCTACTACAAGTGTCCTACCGTATTGCAATCAATTGCAAACCAAAAATCCTTGGTTATCAAACGAAAGCTCATTACCATATGAATCAAATGACTCTGCTGCTTATTTTCATAAAATCCTACCTACAGTTTCCAGTAATGGCGAAATAGTGGGAAAGAAATTTATACCCGACTGGAATTTCTGTTTTTACAATCAAATCTATTCTACTTCTATTGTACTTTATATTACAGCTGGCGTCGCATTTGACGTATATTATTATCAATTACAAGACGATGTTGTACTGGATGATGTATTGATAGCCGATTTGAAAACCAGTAGAATGATGAATGGACTGTTTCGATCTATTCCAGAAAGCGAATGTTTAGACATTATTGAAGAAAGTGATGATGATGAAGATTTCAAGGATTTACGGGAAGATAAATATGTCGATTTACAGAAAAAAATGCTAGTAAAATGTGGATTCAATCGGAAGTTTAAAAAATGGATACCAATCGAACCATTGGAAACGAATATATACAATCAATCATTAGTACCAACAATTGATAAATTTATCCATCGACAACACAAAAAATCTCGTGAAAATATATATCCAAAAATATATGATTCATCAAAGCGTCAGTACCAATCTAGGGAGTTTCCATCCGAGCGATTACAATTCCAAAATGGCGGGAGGAAAAAAGAAGCGTACCGTTCGGCGCAGCCGCAATTCAAAAACAAAAACTACCGGCAACAAAAAGCGCATTACCGCCAGTAAAAATAAAAAAATGAAAAAACAAAAATCACTAAAAAAAAGAGCCTGTTGTAACTGTAAAAATAAATCGCTATGTGGGCATTATATTCGTAAATTAAATTAAATTTTAAAAATTAAAATGGGTATGGATTTGCCTCTTTTTTTTCGACACTTTTCGATTTTTTACTTTTTTGAAGCATTGGATCATACACTGTAGTATATTGGTCATCATTTTCCATATTTTTATATTTATCGATTGCTACTTTACGAATGAAATAATTGGATTTACGATAAAACGTTTTCCTTTTATTCCATTGGTTTTGAAATACCTCATGACTATCTACAATATCTACAATGATTTTTCCAGCCCCTTCGGTTCGCAAAATCCGCCCCACACTTTGAATAATATCCGTTTTTGGTGAAACCATTACCAAGGTATTCAATGTTTTAATATCTAAAGCTTCTGCCGCCATTGCATATGTAGCCAGTACAATTTGCTTTGATTCAGTTTCTTGTAATGCACGCTGTTTCATTCCACCTACATATTGACCACATGATGCAAATCCCCCTTTTTCTATTTCTTCTTGTAAATAATCCAGCAAATCTCGTTTATGAGACAATACCATAATTTGCTTCGACGAATCTTCTGTTATTAAATCTCTCAATATTTTTATTAAAAACCGTTGCCGGGGTGGAAAATCACTTATTTTACTGATCATTGTACTGTACTTGATTTTACCTCGAAAATCAAACGCTTCTTCTCGATAAGAATCGTCTTCGTAGTCGTAAAATACTGCTCTTACATCAACCGCTGAACTATCCTTGCGCTCTTCAAAGTAAATTTTCGGTCCAATATACATGTATAATATATCTGTTAAACCATCCTTTCTATCTACTGTAGCCGAAATACCCAGCATATAAGCTGTACTGATTTTAAATAACGTTTTTGAGAATTCTTCTGATCCAATGCGATGGACTTCATCTATTATGGTCAATCCAAAACTATTAAATGCATTATTTGAATAGTCCTTTTTGTACATTGTCTGGATCATACCAATTACAATATCCTTATCTTCAATATCAAATACTGATGCTTGGATTTTACCGACTCTAGCAGACGGAACAAAATCCCGTATTCGTTCTATCCATTGATTCATTAAGAATTCTTTATGTACTAGGATTAATGTCTTTTTTTGTAAAACACTTGCAATATTCAACGCCATGATCGTTTTCCCGCGTCCGCATGGAACCTCTAAAATACCACCACCAAAACCGGATTGTACATGATTAAAATAAATCGAAACAATTTTCTTTTGATAATCTCTCAATTCATTTACAAATGGTATAGAAATATTATCACCATCTGGAATTTTGTATTCAATTGAATTCAATTGACTCTCGAATTTCGATAAACCGTAAAAACGAGGTACATACAACTTTTGCGCGTTTTCACGAAATGTAATTACCGGTTTTTCTTCTACTGGTAATACGTGGTTTTTCTTTGGTATTAAAGTTAATTCAGTTTTGATATTATTGATTTCTTCGGGTGATAATTGCGATTTTAAAAGAACTAAACCTCGGTGATTGATATACATTGTTGCCTTAAATGAATAGTAGTAAGAAAAAATGGTTTATATTATTGAAAGTCAAAAATACAAACCAAAAGTATTTCAATTTTAATTTTTTATTTTTCTATTTTATTCCTATTTTAAATCTTCAAGGGTTTATATACATACACGATAGTAAGGGGTTTCTAATGACGTTGGACTATTTCGAATAAATTTACAAATTTGACCGGGCCGAAGACAAATTGCTTGCGCTTGTGGATCAAATCTTGAAATTTCCGGCATTGTCTTGAATGTAGATGTAATGTTGTATTTTTTCTTAAATTCTTCTACTTCTTCGTCCGTTAATATAGTGACTTTTGGTACTAAACTATGTTCCAAAATATTAAACTGTAATCGCTTCAAATTATAGACAATGACAAATCGATTTTCATTATTGTATAGACTACTTATTGTATTTACCAATGTGTCATTGGGTTCTCCATCGTATATAATAAACAAGCAATCTTTCGATGTTAAGGTGTTGCTAAATACATATAAATCGTCAATAATAGCGCGTAAAGTATTTTCATTTAAAGACCCATTCAAGTGGTATTTAATGTATGTTTTAACTGTTGCTACTGCCTTATCATCGATCATTTTATTGGTGAGTAGCATATCCAATTGATCGTTTTTTGACATGGCGTCGATTTCATTGAATGTAAAACCTGTATATTCACTTACATCATAATCGTAAATCGATTCCAATATAGATAATATATTTTGTCTCGATTTATAAATCTGTACATTGGAATTATGTTGAGCGCTCATATTTTAAAAATATACTATAGTAGTAGGAATTAAAATGGGTTCGTCTTTTTTAGAATATATTGAACTATATACAATTCATTCTATATTTATTTTTTTTTCAATTTTATACTTTTTTTATGATTAATTTGGAAAAATCAATAGGAGCCTTGGACGATATATCGACCCCCTGTTTTTCACTATCATCGGCTAATTTTTCATCTTCTACTGGTATTTCATTGGGGTTTGTTACCGTTTCATCATATTCATGGTTACCAGTAGAAGATGGATTGGGTGCAACTGACATATCATTACCATG